CAGCAGTACCCGAATAAATTTGCTCTATGTTGATAAAATAAGTTTCATAGGTTGAAGTAAATACATTATCAAAAGTAGTGCCAGTATCAGCAACATTTGAAAAGGTTGAGCGTTGGATAAAAGTCATACCACCGCCACCAGCGGGCGCAGCCCATTTAAGTCCTAACGCTTGAGCAGAATCCGCTGTTAAAACTGTGTTATTAGCACCAATTGGAATGCGTGCATCTACTGTAGAGAATCCGTAAATATCGCCCTTAGTAGTTAAAGGTGATCCGCCACCTACTGCTACCCAAGCACTACCGCTATAAGTTAAAACTTGGTTTGTGTCTTTTAGATAACACGCATTACCTTCTTGCGGTGATGTTACAGCTGCATCTCTAGCAGCGGCACTGGCAAACACCCAAATTCCCTGCATTAAATACCCGTCGACATCGGCGGCGGTGAGAACCTCGCCTGTCGTAAAGTCCTTAAATCCTAATCCAGCGGCCATTATTTCTCCTTAGTAACTGAGGACATTATAGTCTAAAGTCCCGTATATATTGTTATTTAGAATCAGTGCATCGATGACTGGTTCAAGGGTCGTAAATACAACCCTAAAGCTGTTGGGTGTAATGACGTTTTGCACGCCAAATATCTGCAAGGTCTTGTCTAGGGTAGATCCACCTGGCTGGGTAGTAACCACTCTGATCGGATCAAAGAAATCTAGGTCTAGCGCTGCAATAATGCCTGCGTTGTAGTTAGGCGTGTATAGGTCTAGCTCGATAGAATCGCATCTAACGCTGGTTTCGCTACGGCTAGCTGTGTAAGCACGTGCGTAATCAAGCGCCACGGCATCGGTCTGCATTAGCAGGTCTTGAATTTGAAAACTATGTATAAAGTATTTATCTATTGATGCTTGGTTAATAGCGGTCTGTGGTGTGCCATCTATCCTAGTAACAGTAGATGAGTTGAAGACTAGGGTGTCATCTAGTTTCCAGTTTGCATTGGCGTATGGGATGCCCGTGCCATTATCGTTGAATGTAGTAATTGTGCCACCGATTGATCCAGCAGTTACCGCTCTATCTTGAAATACAAACTCACCATCGGCATTAACATATAAAGCGCCATACTCTGAATTGGCTACAGTTTGCATAGCGCCAAGTGAAGTGCGTAAACTGCCTGGATCGTTTTGTAGTGTTGTTAAGCCTGCGTCGACATCACGCATAGTTGCTGGCCAGTCGATTTGATCTAGTATTTGGTTAATTCTTGTGCCTGATAGGTTGCCAGCACTAGCACCTGCCACAGTAGTTATCTGTGCATTCTGAGCAAGCCTAAACGCATCTACAGCTTGTATAGTTGTATAGGCAACCTCGGTAGCATCTTTAGGTTGAGTATTAACATAGCTTGTAATAAAGCCTGAAAATATAGGATAAGTCGTAGCGCCATAGGTTGCAGTAATCTGCACCTTCTTCATAGGTGTTAGGTCAGGGCTGTAGGGGCTTAATGGGTTAGTTGGGTTGAAATCACCATTTTGATCTACGATGCGTAATGTAAGTTGGCCAGTTGAAAATTCATCAAATAAAGGATTGCGGCCTCTAGTGGTTTGAATAAAGTTAATTTGATCTGATACATCGACAATAATTGCAACTGAATCAGCCAATATGTTTACATCTAATAAGCCCGATCCCAAAATCATAGCCTGGGCAAAGGATGGTCCAGTGCTAAAATTTATATAAGCGTTTACTACTGGTACTGTCATTGTAGTAAGAATGTGGGTACTGCCCCACGTGGTACTAGCCTGTCGCCCAATTTAGTTGCGTTACCGACAGCATCAATTATGTAACGCTCTAATTCTTGATTGTTGGTTAATACTGCGCCTGTATTGACTGTAACCTGTGGAACGATTGTAGGTGTCGCTGCTGCAGCAGCTGTTGATGCACTAGATGGCATACCACCTGGCACAGCGTATTGACCTGCTTGCGCAAAAAATGCATCAGCCTGTGCCTGTAATCTTGCAGATGAGGCAGCCAAGCCTGCTGCTGCGCCTGCTTCAATTCCCATTGATTTAAATTGGCCAACTAAACTGGTAAAAATTTGATCGTATTTATTAGGCAAAGTATTTAAAGCATTAGCGGCATCGGTAGCAGCAGTAGCTAATAAATCAGCAGCTGTCTTAGCGTTTAACTCTGCATTGTATTTCTTAGCCAAAGCCTCATTATTGTCTAGGATTGCTATCTTTGCCTGTATGCGTAATTTAGTTTCCGCATCTGTAGCCTCGGCTAGCGCCTTCATTAAACCTATGCGCTCAACATCAAACTTCTCAGCTAGTTTATCTACCTCAGTTTGCTTCTTATTTTTGGCATCTAGTAACGCTAATTCTTTTTTCTTCTGCTCTGATAATTTGTTTTCTAGGCGTAACTGCTGGCCAAAGATACGAGCCGATGCACGGCCTTGTTTATTATCTGGTGCGTTTGAGCTTCTAGCGTTTCCTGCAAGATTTAAAGCTGCCCGCAAACCTAATCCACCTGGTTGTAATCGTATTAACAGATCGCCCAAGCCACCAGAAGTTATCTTTGATGCTAGGCCGTCTAACTTGCTTATCAATAAGCCTACGCCATAAATTGCATCGCTAATAGATTTAGCAAAGGTATCCATTTGAGTAGCGGCATCTTCGATACTTCTATTCTTGCCTAGTAAACTTATAGCATCTAATAAACCTTTACCAATTTCTTCTTTAGCATTTTCTGTAGATACTCTTAGTAGATCCATTTTGCCTGCATAGGTAGTTAATCTAGCTTGTGCTTGGCCTGCAAACTTGTTATTAAGTTCACCCAGGATCTTATCCATATCGCCAGTTTTTAATGTAGCCTTACTTATACCAGCACCTAGACGGCTAAGGCCTGTGGTGTTGCCTGAAAATCCACGTGTTAAAGCTGCGCTAACCTCTGTTAAAGATCGACCAGTAGCAGCACTTACATTTAGTGCAGTGTTTAATGCATCCTGGCTTTTAGTAATAGATCCTGTAACTGTCAATAATTGTTGAAATGCTGGGCGTAGTTGATCGTCTAATACGCCTGTAACTCTCTGTAAATTGCCTATGTAATCTTCAACAGCTGGTGCGCTAAATGCAAAGCCAGTATTGCGTAATTGAACCTCTAAAGATTTAGCTGCCTTCTCATCGGCTGCAAAGGCTTGCACTGCTCGTTTGCTAAATTGGAATAATTGTTGAGCCCCAAAAACACCAGCAAAGGTTTTGCCTAATTTATTTACTTGCTTATCAAAGGCTGATACATCCTTTTTGCCTTTATTAAGTGCTTTACCATTCCAGGTGGCTATTGCCGAGACTACTACGTTGGCCATTATGCTGCCTTCTTAATCTCAGTAGATTTATTAAATTTTATAGCTGTAGAATTTATAGCGCCTAGCACTGCTTGATAAACCTTGCCACTATCTTGTGCCCAAGCTTTGTAGATTAATCGGCCTTTAGTTTTTCGACCACCACCACGCACGCCTTTAATCTTTGGTTGTGAAGTAAGCCCTGGCATTGATGTAACAAATTGATAGCCAGCAAATGGGTTATTTGATGCGTATTCTCTAGTAGATTTGTTGTAAGTGTACTCACGTGCCTTAGACTTGCCTTCAAATCCTTGTACCTTGCCAAAGGTTGTTCCTGGCAAACTTGGATCGATCTGCTGGAATGGCGCACGGCCTTGTGGATTTTTACGGCCAGCAGTTTCATATATGCGACCTGGTGCGCTTACGTTGTAAACATAATTGCTTACTTTAAATCCATTTTTAAATACTTGATTATCTCCTGAGTTATATCCAATACCAGCCTTGACTGTGCCAGCGTCATATTTAGGAAATGGGCGGTAATTAATGTTTGGATTAGGCTCTTTAGTCCAACCTGATAACACCTCAGAATTACTAGGCACAAATGATCTAGCCTTAGCTGCTACGTTACGCATTAGTGGATCAATAGCAGTCCTAATACGATCTTGTAAATCTTTGTCAATAAACTTTAGACCTGCAAGGACATCTTTAACGCCTACGGCTTCTGCTGGCATTTCGGATCTCCTTAGCTCTGTCGGTTAGGACTTGTATGATTGCGGCATACATTTCGCTATCCATATCAATAAACTCTCTAGGCGGTATCCCAGTCTCTACGCTCAGCTGTGCGATGCTGTAAAGGATTGAATCCCGCTGTGTTATTTTTTTTCTTCGTCTAATACCTCGACAGTATCTAGAGTGTCTATAAACTCTGATCCCCATAAAGGTATTTGTGCGCCAGCCCTGCGTAAGCATTCATAAGCCAGCCAGAATATTTCTGTTTGACGTTCGTGTTCACGCAGGACTTTACTAATACCTGAGCCATATTTCAGTTCAAAACTATATTCGACTCCTGGCGTTATTTTGTGCTCTGAAACTTCACCATTAGCCCTAGTAATCTTTAGTTTTGCCATTATTACTCCTTAGTTAGAATGCCACCGATGGTGACACTGTTACTGCGGAGTTTACTGTAAAGGATAAACTTGAAGTTGCAACCTCTGCCACGCCGCCTTGACCCAGTGGAGTCAGGTTGTTTACCAGGATCGAGAATTGGTAAGTAGGATTAGCTGCTGATACTGCAGTGCCCTTAACAGTGATTACTGATACTGAAAGTGTTTGTCCAAAGGCTGCGTTCAGTGTTTGCATTACCTGGCTGGCTGCCCAGTCATTGATAAAGTCGATGGAAAAAGTTGCAGATTGAAGACCCGCCACAAATTTGTGAGCGGAGTCACCCATCGCTGTGACTTCTAATTCATCCACGATCTGATTAATCACGGCGTTTGTAACGTACGCACTGATATCGATTGAAGGTGTTGTTGGCGCAGCGGCAGTAGCCAATTTAACGCCAACGTTATTATTTAAGTATATGGCCATTGTTATTCCTCTTCTTTCTTAGTTGCTGTTGGTTTTGGTGCGTCTTTAATTTGGCCTGTCTTGATTAAGAAGGCTAAGTCTTCTGTTGTAGTCATTTTAACTCCAGCTCGTTAGGATTGATAGTGTGATCTCTGCGGTTAATAAATCTCCACTAGCTGCGTTAGTTATAGCTGGAGCGGAGACACTTGATATGTTGTAAACCAGGGTCGATGCCGCCAGTTTGTTTACTACTGCCACAATAAAGTCCTCAATGCCTTTTAGGTTGCCCTGGTTATCGAAGGCTGGGGCAGTTATTAGAATCTTAAAATTAGCCAGGGGCGCAATGCCTGTTTGGCTGTTGTTGTTTGGTTGAATGTACGGGTCGCTAGGAGTGATAACGACGCTGTTTGCCAGAAGTGTGGCTGGTGGAAAACTGAATGTAGACCAAACCCCAGCGTTGGCTAAAGCGGTTGCCACCGTGGCACGCAAAGTACTTATTGCAGCCATTAGCCCACCAGTGATGCAGGTGCGGCATAAGGTTGGATGAGACCTCTGATCCTGTTAATCATTTGGTAACCCATACGATAAGGACTTGCAGATATCCCATCCATACCCACCCCACCCGTTTGGCTGACTTGTCTGGCCTGGAAAATATCAACTGCCAAGATCATCGCCGCCTCTCTTATACTTGGGGTTGTCGCATAAGACTGGGTCTTGTGATCTGGGCCTGTTGCTAGGCCATACGGTGCTACTTTATGAAATACCTGATTAGCTGCAGTCCTGTTGTACTGCACAAATGAATAGCCATTAGGGAAATTAACTTGGCCGTAGTTATACATAAATACTGGGATGAGGCTCGTAGTGCCAGAGGTTGGCGGGATTGTGCCCGTGATTGTGTGCGTGCCGTTAAAGGTGGCACCGCAACCACTCACCACTATTGATTGGGTCGCAGCGAATGCGTTTGGATTAGCAAGCATAAGTGTTGCCACGTTATCTTGTAATGCTGTTCCTACTACTGGGGCAGTATTGAACCATAAGTATTGATTAATTAAATCTTCTGAGGTTTGACATACTTCCTCAATAGTTGCGTCTGAATAAAGAGAGC